TAATTCTTTATTTATTTCTAAACCTATAGACATAAACAACCTATCTATACCTATGTTCTTCTGTGTTTCCACAACCGTATTAGGTTGTGTATGTGGTTGTGTATGGGAGCCCTTCTCATTTACAACCTTATTGGGTTGTGTATGAGTGGTGTCCTTTGGTGCTGGTTTAGCCTTTGGTTTCCTTGCCACGATATCTCCTAATCTCTCTGGTCTGTTGTAGTGAAATCCATCTCTGGTTGCTAGTCCTCCCAGCATCTCTCTGAGCCTTGCCCTGTTGGCCGCCATCTGCTCCTCTGTGAACTCTGGCTCCATTGCCTGCGCTGTCTCCTTCCTGGCCTGGTGTGGTGGCCTGGTGTCCTCCTGGCCGCTGGTGATAGCTATCGCGTCCTGGGACGTAACATTGGGATCGTATATAACACGCGTGGTGTTAGCTCGCTCTCCCCTGAATCCCTTGGCCGTCACCTCGATGTATCCAGCCGCCACCAGAGCCTTCAGGTGCTTTGATATCGACTGCTGGCTTACCTGCATATCCTTGGCCAGCCTGCCCTGGCTCACCCACGTTATCCCGGCCCGGTTGCAGTAGCTGCACAGAATGGCCAGAGCTCGCAGCTGACCATCGGTGAGCTCGCGGTCTCGGATAGCTCGCAATGGCACCACCGCCAAGCTGCGCTGATCCGGTGGCGCGTCTCTCTCCACAATCTTGGGCGGGCGCTTTGGTAGCTTGAACTCAATCACTTTTGCTGTCTGTGTTCCCATATGACCATCATCTCTTGCCGTAGCGCCACTCTGGCGGCTTTCCCTCTTTTCTCTTCCACAAGAGAGAGGTAAGCCAGGCGGGTCTTCTTGGAGCGATACTTCTTGAGTACGAACCTAGCCTCGTAATGCAAGAAAAACTCCTCAGAATAATTCCCAACAACGCGACCGTCAGGCAAATCGACCAACCGAGCGCCAGGGTGAACACCGCCGCAACCCCGGCAGCGTAGCTTTTCACTGTCGCTGGTAAGCGGAGCATCCGTTGACCCTTCCTGTTGTGGGCTTATCAAAAAACCGACACCATAAAAACCACCCTCTAAAGCTTACGTTCTTGCAGTCTGCGCAGCTCTCGTCTTCTGATTTTCCGCGCAGCTCATGCACTGCCACCTCCGGTTCTTTCCCCCGTTCAACGTCTTCCATGTTCCCCCCTGTATCGGTCGTCGATGCATACAATGCGAGCACCACCTGGTGCCCAACACGGTTTCCTCCCTCAACGTGACGTGCCTGTAGAGCTCGTTAGCCACCTAGATCCTCCCTCACTGCCTTACAAAACCAATCCAAGGGCACCACAGCTCTCCAGGGCTGCCCAGAGCGCCTGAATATCACCACGGGCACGGGCGAGCCAATAGAGCCCTCAGAATCAATCGTAGAGCTCGTCGTAACCGATAGCTCAACCTGGCGGCACCAATCCTCGATGGCCAATCTCTCCTGGCGCTTGACCTCGATGTAGAACCGCCCAATCTCGATATCGTGGCCACCATCTCTTGCCTGACCCAGCTTGCGCTTAACCTCAAACCCGAGCTGGTCGGAGAGTATCGCAGCCAGCTCTCGCTCGCCGGTGGCTCCCTTGTTACGCCTGCCCCGGCCATTCATCGCACGCCACCCAGCATCTGGTCTAGTCTGGACGCAATATCGGCGTATCTGGCCTCGAGCAGCTCCCTGATTGCCTGCTCTACCAAGCTAGAGCGACTGCGGCCCTGGTCGGCAACGGCTCTTTCGAGCAGCTGACGCGTGTCAGGGCGCAGCCTGACCATCAATGGTCTGTTTTGGGTGGCCATTTGGCTCCTTTAGTTGCACTGTGAATGCACCGAATAATAACCGAATAGCTCACCTAGTAGCCGATACCAGGGTAATCACCTATAAATTATTTGTTTACAAAGGGTTTGACAGCAAAAAACAACTTAGGCAATATTCGTTTTGTATTGCACAGTGCAATCACCAACCACCGAGATACAGGAGTTGATTATGTCCAAATACGTTGCTTATTACCGCGTCTCCACAGACAAGCAGGGCGCCTCTGGCCTCGGCCTCGAGGCACAGCAGGCCGCTGTGGCCCCATACGCCACACAGATCATTCACTCGTTTACCGAGATCGAGTCTGGCAAAGACAACGACCGCCCACAGCTCGCAGCTGCAATTGCGATGGCCAAGAAAGCTGGCGCAGCTCTGCTGATTGCCAAGGTCGACCGCCTATCGCGTAAGGTGGGGTTCCTGTTTGCCCTGCGCGACTCTGGCGTCAACATTGTGGCAGCCGATATGCCACACGCTGGCACCCTCGAGTTCGGTGTACGCGCTATTTTTGCCCAGCACGAGCGCGAGGAGATATCTCGCCGCACCAAGGCTGCCCTGGCAGCCGCTAAAGCTCGCGGAGTTAAGCTGGGGTCACCTGACCCGGCCAAGGCATCAGCTGCAGGCATCGAGGCCGTCCAGGCCAACGCAGACGCATTCGCCCAGCGTGTTGGCCCAGTGGTCCGCGAGATCATTGCCAAGACCGGGTCCAAGTCACTGCGCGACATCGCAGCTGCTCTGTCAGCTCGCGGGGTGTGTACGCCACGCGGCAATACAACGTGGTCGCCTAGCCAGGTGGCCAACCTAATGAGACGGGCCGCCTGATGTACGGCGTCCTGTTTCTGGTCGGGTTTGTGGCAATCACGTTGGCCATTGGCCGGGTGATCCACCGATCCGACCGCATCCACTGCAACCGCCTGACCGGCCAGCAGAAGAGAGAGCTGGGAAAGATGGTCGAGCAGTTGCAGAATCACGCACCACGCGATAACTAAACCAGAGGAAAACTATGAAACGAAAACCCGATTTATATGTAGACCCACGCACCAACCACGCTCGCAGCTGGCGAGATATGTTGCCCATCGAGCCAGCCGAGGTCGATGAGCCAATCTGGCTGAAGGTGGCAGGCGCTGTTGCCCTGGCCGCTTTCTTTTTAATCGTTGCGTTTGTTTGAGAGGCTCACTCTATGAACCAGAACGCATGGATTCTTGAGGAGCTGCAACGTGGTGTGCACGTTACGCCTATCGCTGCGCTGGCCGGGTGCCAGTGCTTTCGCTTGGCGGCCAGGATCGCGGAGCTGCGCGAGGTTGGCCACAACATCCACACAACGATGATTTACACCAACGGCAAGCGCTACGCGAGCTATCGACTAATCAAAGCAAAAGGAAAAAGAAATGGTAAGTAAAGTCACCCCCGACACAATGATGTCGGCGTCACGTCTCACAGCTGTGATGGGTTTATCAAAGTACCGGACCCCAAACGATGAGCTCGAGTGCTCAATCAACGCGATGCAGTTTATCGAGCGCGAAGATATTGGCAACGAAGCCATGGCCTGGGGCAACCTGATGGAGCCCTTGATTCTCACCCAGGCAGCGGAGCGCCTGCGCCTGTCTGACCTGGTAATCGATCACCCCAGCGCCAGGTACCACGCGGAGTTGCCCCTGTGTTGCTCGCTCGATGGCACCGGAGATGGTGGCGGCCAGGTAATCCACCACGATCCGGACAACGGCATCTATGTGGTTGGAGCTGACACCATCAAGTTAGATGGGGTCGGCGTGCTCGAGGCCAAGCTCACGGCGATGGACGTGGAGGAAATGCCGCCACTGTGGCGCGGCCCGATCCAGCTGCAGGCACAGATGGACATAGTCCACGCCAAGTGGGGGTGCGTGGCCACACTCTACCGTGGCACAGCACTGCGTATCTTTTTGTTTGAGCCTCACCAGGAAACCATCGACTACATTGCCAGGGTATCCAGAGAGTTCCAAGACAAGCTGGACAAGTGGAAGGAGACCGGCGAGATCGACTACTACCCACCAGCTGATGGGGAGCGCTGGCCAGAGCACAGAGGTCCGTACCCATCGAGGCCAGACCTAATCGAATTGGACGACGAAGCCGAAATGCTTGCTGAAAAAATTGTTTTTGCCAAACAAGCAATTAAAAATCTTGAGAAATTTGTTACAGAAGACGAAAAAACTATGCAAACCCTGATGGACACAGCCGAGTACGCAAGGGCTGGCAAATACGACATCAAGTGGCCAATCAAACAATATGATGCCCAGCCTGCGAAGACCGTGCCGGCTAAGAAGGCATACACCATCAGGCAATCAACCCTGTCAATCAAGGAGGCCAAAAAGAAATGAGCCCAGGAGATCACAAGCTAATGAACTCACGTCTGCAGGCAGCTCTCAAGCTGCAGGCGCTGTGCTTTGATGCTGCCAACCGAACACCGGGCAGCTTTATGAATCGGGACCGAGCGATGGATGTGGTTGACGCGTTGGTCAACGTCGTGCTGGATACCATGGATCAATTTTTAATCGAGGAGAAACACAAGTGAATCTACAAGTACAAAACAACCAGGGCTTCGCGCCCGTGACTTTGGATGAGGCCATGAGGTTCTCGGATATGTTGGCCAAGTCTCAGATGGTTCCCAAGGCGTACCAGGGCAAGCCAGAGGATGTCCTGGTAGCTATCCAGTGGGGCCGTGAGCTGGGCCTGGCACCGCTCCAGGCGCTCCAGAATATTGCGTCCATCAATGGCAAGCCATCTGTGTACGGCGACGCAGCCATGGCCCTGGTTCAGGCCAGCGCAGTGTGCGATGACATCGAGGAGTATTTTGAGAACGAAGGGAGCCCGAACCCGGTCGCAGTGTGCGTGGCCAAGCGCAAGGGTCGCTCGCCGGTGACGGTTAAGTTCTCGGTCGAGGACGCCAAGAGAGCTGGGCTCTGGGCAAAGCAGGGGCCGTGGTCTGCGTATCCAAAAAGAATGATGCAGATGAGAGCTCGAGGGTTCGCGCTGCGCGATGCGTTCCCAGACGTGCTCAAGGGATTGATCACCGTGGAGGAGGCACAAGATTTTCCTGGCCAGCCAGAGAAAGATATCACCCCCGCGAAGGCCACCAGGAACCCGCTAGACGCGCTGCCGAGGCCAGAGCCTACCGTTGCACTGCCCGAGATACTTGAGCCCGTTGTGGAGGTCGACGATGGCCAGCGCCACCACGTCGAGGTTGAGCAGGCCCAAGAGGAGGTCGCCCAGGAGCCCGAGGGAAAGTCTGAGTCGTCTTACTTTCTATTTGTGCCT